GAGAGTGCGCCCACTACCTTTCTCTGTGTTATCGCCATCGTGCGGATAAATAACAGGGATCGTTTTTCCGCTGCTCTTTATCGCTGATGAATGAACAGCGGGTATCTCGCCCTCCTTCTTGTAACAGTCATACACATAGATAATGTCGCTGTCTGGGTCGTATGCTGTCCACGCGCAAGTCGTTGGGTGCGAAATCCCGAAGTCCACACCAGCCAGTTTTTTGTAATGTGCTGGTATCTCAAACGGCTCACACTTAATTGCTTCTTCAGCGATTGGGAATATCATCCCTTCGCCCAGAACAGGTATGCCCTTTGAGCGCATATCGCGCTGGTACTCAGGTATCGCTTGAAGCAACTGCTTCTTTGTCGCTTTATCTAAGTGCGGTGCATCATCCCAAGTGACATTCTGTAGAAACTGTCCATCGGCAGGGTGATCCATAAACTGAGCAACCAGTTCCGTCATGCCGTTTTCGGGGGTCAGTGTTCCTACTAAATACCCACCCTTACCATCGTTGCCTGTCGCGGTTCGCGTTAAGCACTGCGGGTAGATAGATGTGTCCGTGGGTTCTTCGTCAATCCAGATATAGTCTTGCGAACTACCCATCAAAACGTGTTGACCCTGTGTGTAACTTTTAAAACTGACAAGGCTTGTGTTACCAGCCTCATGCCTAACAGCCACATCTCTTGGTAGCCGTGGCGTTCCCATTGCTGGGGTTACTTGGAATATGAGCCTTTGCGGTATG